AGACTCACCAAAGTCATCACCTGAACATGGAACAGATTCAAGGTTGTTATTAACATTGAAACTCCATTCAAGATAACATGGATACTCATAATCTGCAATAGATTGTTCTGTATATGTTCCTTGAGGAGCAATGTATACTGAAACATCTGCAGATTTAGGGAATACTGTTTTAGCAGGAATAGTCCTTGCAGGGTTCTGTTGATTAACCCTTGGATAATTGGAACTGAAAGTAGATGTGTATGTTGGGGCTTCCTCATTAGAACCACTACATTCAAATTCTCCTAATAGACAATTATCATATCTGTAAGCATCCTTTTCAGTTTTAGCGAAACCATTGATTAAATTACAGAAATATGGGTCTTGTGGTGCATCAGTATTAACTTTAAAAGTATATTTGTATACTCCAGTAGCAACTGTTTCTTTACGAATATTACCCTCACCATCATCAGAACCTAATAGGAGTAACCATGCATCTTCCCATCCCTCTTTATATCTACATTTATCTGTAAATGATGGATTAGCAGTAGCAGATGTACGATAACTACTCATACGAGTAGTAGCAGTACCCATATGACCCTCATCATCTTCCATCTCAATTTCTCTTTCGTGATTAAATTCAGAACCACGAACAAGAACTAATGGGTCGGCTTCTTCATCAGGTAGTCCCTGAACACCTAAATACCAATAATGATAAGATAAGTTTGGTGCAACTTCTTTAACCATAATTATTTATCCTCTTTTTTAGCCTTTTTAGCGACTTTTTTATCTTCAACTTCTACGAATTGACCGCTCATATCCAATGCATTGACAACTCTATCCAAATCATCAGGCACTTCAATTACTTGACCATTCTTCAAGTAACTGCCTTTTGGAACTAATTTATAAGCCAATAACTCAATACAAAAGCAGTCATCCTCTCCAATATATTTATACTTCATATCTTGTACCTAACATCAAATTTAACTCTAATAAGATTAGAAAAGAATATCATGTTGAACTGATTCGCTTCTTTCCTTGAATTGAACATCAATGCATTGATTGATGTTGAACCAGTTTCAACAATCTCATAAAAATCAGAAATACTGCCAGTCATCTTTGCAGTATTGAGAACAGATACTAACTGTTCTTCGTAATCATATAATTCAGACTGCAACAACCTTTTATCAATGGTTTCAGTATGTAATCTTATCTCTACTCTCCTTACATACTCTGTACAACTTGCATTACTGTTTATAACTTCCTTTTTGCCCACTTTAAAGGATATTGCAGGTAGACTGATGTTCGGATTCATTTCCGAGTCATCATAGTACACATCGATGTCTTTGAACTCTTCAGAGTTCTGTATGACATTTCTCAAGTCTACAAGTATTTCTTCAAATACTGACATCCTACCACCTCAAAGGAGTTGTTTTGACAAGTTCAGTCATAACAAACATCTCTTCATCATCGGCTATCCCATGTGCGACCTTATAACTGTCTATAGCATCATCTACGACCGCAAAGAGCCATTTACCATACGATTTAGCGTTCTTTTGCTCATCATTCATGACTCTTGCCTCGTATTCCCAAACAGACATCCAACAGTACCCTGCAGTAGCAGTATAGACATGATCTTCCAGTTCTGCAGGAACTTCTTCCATATGGAGTCTTGATAGCACATAATACTTTCCATTCTCATAAAAAGCATCTAACTGCTCAAGAGTGAAAGGAGCATTGTTGTCTCTGAAACAGATCTCATGAATTCTGAAATCCGCATTGTTTGGAGTAACCAGTTCAATAGATTTGATGTTAGTCAGATTCCTTGAAGTCTCACTCATAGTTTGAGACTTACGAATCTCAAAAATAACTTGAGTAGGTTTGCCAACCACTAATGGCTTATCCTCTTTAGCCTCAAGCACAACCCTTGGGTCATAGCCTTGAACATATTCAGATATGTTCAACCTCAAATCTGAAGATGAATGATCTCCATCCTTTGCCTCAATGAGAACTTCAACATAATCCAAGCCACTAAATTGTTGCCTATTAGTCTGAAACAAGAAAGAATCGCCCTCATAGATGATAGGATATTCTTCTCCAGTCTCACCATCTATGGCATAAAAATACTCCTCAACTGGATATATCCTATCCACAGACTCAACTTTCAAGAAGTGAAGTATTTTATAGTATTCTTTCGTTTTAAGCATAATATTTAAATATCCTCAAATGCGATGTGTTTAAATCCCTCACCATCGGAAATAATCAAATATGAACCCTCTTCATTATGAACAACACCAATGTTGTTGAATTTCTTTCCGAAAGCCTTTGTCAATGCAGTTTTGGTCAGTTTAACATCTTCTCTGACTACTGGTACTGCATCCGCACCATTTTCGATTTGCCTGTCCAAATCTTCTAATTGTTCATAGAGTTGTTTGGCTTTGGGAAATCTCCCACTAAACAACTCTACAAATTTATATTTAAGAGCCATCAGAACCACCTATGGTTCAGATGGTTCAGGTGTTTCAGGTTCTGATGGTTCAGGAGTAGTAGAATTACTCTCTTCAAGAGCAGTAATTCTTGCATCTAAATCTTCTAAAGTCTCCCACATTCTGTCTTTATGGAATTTGTTTCCAAAAAACAAGTGGCGAAACTTATACCTTAAAGACATACTTTATCACCCTTATAATCCAGTTTGTTTGAGTATAGCATCAGGATGGTGACATCCGATACCCATTTCCGCCCAAACCTCTATTCCTTTCTTGAATGGGTATTTATCTTGAGTATAAGTGTTAATATTGATTAAACCGCTAATAGGGTTGCTTAATGTGGAATGTAATGGGTTTACATTCTTATAAATGGTAATTGGTTTAACATTCTTATCAATACAGTAAGCAGTACCATCTTCAACTGCAGTTTTAGTATTGGTGAATTTAACATCTTCCACATTATCCATACTGAATGAACCATTCAAAGCAGAATAGAATTTGTTCGCTTCTCTAACTTGGTTAGAGTTTAAGAACATATCGGTGAAAGTGTATTCTTGGAATGTTTGGTCTTCAAATGAATATTTCAAATCGAGAATATCATCGTTGATTTGAGCAGATTCATCCCATGAACCATCATTCAAAGTGATTGGGTTACCTTGAGCAAAAGTATCCATAGCATTGAATATGTCTCCATTAATTTTACGAGCCATACCATAAGCCATTCTGTCCATTGCTCTTGCAACTTCATCAATAAAACCATTTTCTTTTAATTTGGCTTCAGAGTATTCAAATGCATAACCAAATTGATAGGTGTCCCCAGTCTTTTTGGTAATGGTTGAAATATCGATTTTAGTTAAATCGGATAATTCTGATACTGGTAATGGTTCACTCATTACACCTTTTTGAATGTCATCTTCCGCATTGTTCTCATCGATAAAGTATGAAAAATTAGTTGAACCACCTAAATCTACAACTGGAAAGATATCCAAAAAGTAGAGGTATGGTTTCATTTTTGTTAAAATTGCCCTTTCAAAAAATTCCTTACGGAGCATTTTTTCAGGACTTAAAGTAATAATTGGCATATTAAATAATAACTCCTATAATAAACTCTTATAAACCTCTGTATCCAAAGAGGACTGCAATTTTCTTTTCTTCACCTGCTTTAGCAGATTCTAATGCGATGGTGTCACCACTATTAGCCTTATCAAAGACATTGTTTCCCTCATAACCAATAGCATTTCCAACTGCAACCGCACTATTTTCTGCTTTCAATTGTATTGCTTTAACATAGTCACCCCACAATTGAACAGTAGCGATTCTACGATTGTATTCACCACTTTGTGCAGATTCACTTGGTCTATCCTTATAGAATGCAGGATGGTCGATTACTTGACCAATAATCTTATCATTTTTACCTGCAGGTTTAACAGTCCAGTCATCTGTATCAAAAGTAACAAAGTCTCCTTTGTGTACTGGTGCAGAGAAAACACCTACTTGGTCATTTCCTGCAATACCTTGTACAGATTCCATTACAGTATAATCCCCCTCTTCTACGAAGAAAGGCAAATTAATTTCATACGGATTTTGATCCCTTATATTAACCATAATCTTAATATCCTATAATTTTTATAATCCACTTTCTGCGAACTCTTTTTCAAACATTTCATCTGTGTATTCTTCCTCTTGGTCTCCATCATCTTCAGATGGGTCATTACCATCATCAACATGGACATCATTAGGAGATACACCTTTAGAACCTTTAGCACCAGTCATTGTTTCCAAAACAACTTCTAAATCATCTACACTAAAATTCTCATATTTTTTAGCAATCTTCTTATTGCCATTAGAGATTTTGTGTATCAAATCATCCTTTTTGGATGCGACAAGACTGTTGTATTTAGATTCGATATCTTTCAGACTATCATATTCCTTGAGTTTAGCATCGCTATCAGAATATGAGTCCTTGATTTCTTTAATCTCCTTATCTTTTTCTTGATTAGCCTTTTTCAATTGCTTAATCTGACTTTTGAGAACTCCAATGTCCTCATTCAATTTCTTATTATTATCTAAAGCATCTCTTAATTGCTTATCATCCATTGCTCTATCCTCGTTCTGCACTTCAATCGAATTATAAACGATTTTGCTCCTCGGAGTCTTTGTATACCCAATCTCTGTCATGACAATGTTTTTAGGGATATAATATTCGCCCATATCAATCAAATCAAACTCAAATACTGGACTGAATCCCATTCCACTCAAATCGAGATTGTTCGGTTCATCTGCTTTTAATAAGCCATCTTCAACAATAAAATTAGACATCTCACCAACAACATCCTTGGAATGTTCTTTAGTAACATTCATTCTTGGTGTGCGAGATGCAACTTCAATCAAATTGTCAACTGTATATTTGACTGGTTTATTGATTTTAGCATCCTTGTAATCAAATTCACCAGTTTTCCATATTGTAATCATAATCTTCTCCCACTTGCTTGGCTCATATACTCATCATCAGGAGCAAATGCATCAATTTCACTTGCATACTCTCCACGAGCCAACATAACATAATACTCATCAGAATAAGTGTAATCTATAGGGTCTTTCTCACATCTGCCTTTCGGATGGTCTAAAGGCATTTCTCGAAGTGTCCTTGGCGGTAATGACTCTTGCATTCTGCACCAGTCACAAACCCTATCATCATTAGCGGTAATCCAGTTATAGAGTTTATCCTCACCATAGACAAATTCAAATACATTCCTTTCAGACTTCTCCTTACCCCATATCAGATTGTTGCCGACCGCATCAACCAACTTCTGAACCGCTCTTTTGAAATTAGGCAACAGATTGAATGTATCCTTGCTCATATTGTCTCTGAAGAACAGAGACTTCACTTTAATTTCACCGCCAAGTTGATTGACCATATTAGACAATGAATCATTCATCAAATCCAACATTGATGTGTCCATCTCAACATATCCAGTATGGGGAATGCTATAATCATCCAAAATAGACAAGAAATACTCACGAATATGAGAATATCCCTTATCATAAGCGGTAGTATTCAATTCTGACTCAAGAGAAGACATAATTTCTTCAATCTCATCCACAATGTCTTGCAGAGTCATTGATTGCAGTAATCTATATCTTTGTTCAAGTAACATCAGACAAGCAATCAGAACCAATTGCTCATCGGTTTCAAAATAGGTGGGTGCAGTAAATATTGCCAATGGGTCATCATCATCCTCATATGGGTCATAATATTCATCAGAATATTGTATCTGTGCAACCATAGCCTACTCCTTGTTCTTTTGTGTTTCATATGGATTATCATCGGTTGTCAATGCAGTAGAGTTCTCCATGTTTTGAGATTCCTCATTCTCTCCATCAACACCTGCCTGTAGATACTGTGTATCCAAATTCTCATCACCAGTCATGAAATTCAGATATACTGAACCTTTCTCCTTGCCTTGTTTCTCAAGTTCAGGGTCAATCAGATCTCTCTCAACCCATGATTTAAGGAACTGTTGGCAAAATTCTATGAACAATACATGACCAGTACGATTATCAGTCAACTGCACTTGAGCGGTACTCCTATTGGATGATTCGCTTGAATACAATGATTCAGGAGTAACTAAACCCTCAAAGAGAAGTTTCTTCAGACTCTTGATATATTCCTCAATCTTCGGAAGAACATTATCACCAACAACATCGAGTTCAATACCATATGGGACAGTAATAACACCTTTCCTATGATAATCGCTCAACTGATTAGCCAACTTATCTCTTGCTTTCTTATCAATCTTGGTTTCTTTCCTTTCAGAGTTACCAAGAGTAGCAACCATCACATTAGCACTCTTATGCACAATAGATGGCATCATTCTTGTGAGACTTTCAATCTCATAAGCAGTATCGATGACATTCTTCACAAGGGACTGTCCAACACCATCTATTTCAATAAGAATCGGATTGGATATTTCATCAGGCTCAAATTCTACTGTAATGACATCCTCTTCCCTGTAGTCTTCCCAAAAGGTTGAACCTTTCAGATTCTTAACCGCTTCTTGGCGAACAACCAACTGTTTGTACAGTTTAATCCTACCGAACTCATCAAAGTATTTCTTGACAAGACTTCTCTCACCATCAAATGCCAATAATCTTAAATTGTGATGTCCCTCAACTTCAAGTTTCTCATAAAACAACTCTCCATCAACAAGACACTTCCATAAGCACTCATACATCAGATTACGAAGATTCCACATCTTCTCCGCATCCAATATCAAATCAACTGCCTCTTGGTCATCACCCTCAATCACATAACTTGAGATTGATTTCATAATCAAATTGTTGAGAATCCCATAAACAGTCGGAAACTTGGAAGCCTTTCTGCAATTCTTGATAGTTGGCAGAATTTTAGGCGGAGCAAACTTAACCCAGTTTTGGCTTCTCTTATCATATCCCTCTTCATAGAGGTCATCGACCCCAACATTATGGATACGATTCGGTTCGACATTCTGAACCTCAACTCTTCTAAATCTGTCTAAAAAACTCATCTGCACCTCCTAAAATCAATATACACAAATATCATTCATACTAAAAGTGGAAGCAGGTTTGTCAGGACTCAATTCACCACGAACACCATACACCGCATAACACAATGCATCGATACTGTGGTCATCTTTCTTGACTGGCTCTTCCAAGAGTTCTCCATCCTTGTTTTTCTTCCATTCGTACATAGGCATCTCTCTAATCAAATTAACACAACATGGAGCGATATGAACTTTAGTCTCTCTTGTAGTGTCGATTTTAGCCTTAACATTCTTGACAGATGGATAAGTATTCAAACCATTTCTGCAGAACACCTCAATCTTTTCAGGGTCGGCAGAATCCGCATAAACAGACTCAATGTCATCAAATGATAAGCCATTCTTAATCAAAAGAGCCTTAATCTCATCCAAGAACTCGCTATTAGTCATTTCAGTCTTATAAACTTCTCCAAGAATATAAAACTCCTCATCATATACTCCACATAATAAAAAACAAGCAGGAGAATTCCATCCCCAATCGATACCGCCCACATAATACTGGAAATACTCTCTGTCAAAGCCAACATCCCAGTTATTAGTAAATATCTGTTTAGAGTTGGCTATCCACTCTCCTTTAGTGTGAGTCAAGTACCTTTCATAATTAGTCTCTTTTAAACCCTCATACACCTTTGCCTGTTCTTCAGGCAAGAAAGGGTTATCCAAATAACTGAAATGGATTTTCTTATAATCAGGGTCATTCACCTTTTCCTGATAAAACAAACGATACAACCAATGTGATTTACTTGATGGTTGCACTACAATAAGCATCTGACCGCCATATTTCTTCGCAACCTCATTCCTGATCCTCAAATCCAACTCAATAAAGGCTTCTTCAGATAACTCCTCACATTGTTCGATGTAGACCATATCCAAATTCAATGATCTCAACTTCTTTTCATCATCGGTCGGTGTAAAAGAGATTGTAGAACCATTAGAGAGTGTAACAAGCCCATTAGACTTATTCTCCTTATATTCAATCTTATATTCATCCAATAGTTCTACAATCTCTCTCCAAGCAGTCTCCCTTAATGATGGTAATGTCTGTCTGAAAACCCCAATACGAGCATTAGGATACCTCAAAGCATACAAGATGACCTTTGTGGAAGCGAAAATAGTCTTCCCACTCCCTGCACTCCCCATAATCATCAAATGGCGAGTCATATCATCAATATGTTCATACTGCTTATCAGTCAATACTAATTGCATCAGTCTTCTCTTTTCTTAACATCACTCAACTTGACAATCTCCAATGTTTGAGATGAGTCAATCTTAACCTCTTGCCTTTGGGCATTACCCCAACGATTAGGAAACATCCTCTGAAGTTTCCACATATCCGCACCAACATTACCTGCCTCTGCAGATTCATTGATACGATTACTCATATTAACCTCTGCACCTGCCTTGGCTTGTTCAACCGCCTCATAATACTCATCGTATGGTCTGATACCCTTTTTACCTTTCTTCATATAATCCATGAAAGTGTTATAGGATACACCATTGGCAATCACAGATGGCTTAACATAATTCCCTGCAGAGATGGTGCGACAAATAGACTCTAATTTCCCTTTGCTAATCGCCTTTGGACTGCCTTTCCGCCTCTTGCCAGTAAACTTGGAAACTTTAGGCTCATTCTCCCTGATAGGTTGACCATTCTCATCAACATCAACATCCAAGGATTTCTTCCTACTCTTCATAACATTCCACCTCTCATACTCAAATAAGCAATCAACAATCCAACAACAGTCAAACCAATACCAGTAACCCACCTCATAGTCTTCAAAGCAGATTCTAATGCAGTCACTCTATTCATAATATCGTTATCATCCTTGACCTGATTCAACTGTATCTGTTGCACTACTGTAGTCAAATTATCGATCTTCTCAATGAGCGAATCTATCTTCCACTTCTTAAAATCTATTTCATCGTGGAGTTCCTGAATCTGAAGAGAATGCTCATCAACTTTCTCCTCAAGCGATTTCGGAATCTCTGTAAGCATTTTCTATATCTTCCTCATCCTCTTCACAATCATCATCAGGACTATTCATATCTTCAGAGTTCTCATCTGCTTTAGTTAAATGACCACTTGTATACCTCTCATTCAACATACCGAAACCGATAATCACCAAAGCAACAATAACTCCCACGAGGGCATTGCTTGTTTCTGCGGAAAAACCATACCCAACTAAAATTGGGATCAGGTATGTTGATAAGATGGTTGTCAAGTTAGCCTTAAAATCATAATCCATTAACATCACCATAAATTTTCAAATCATCCACCAATCCTGTGGCAGAAGAAAAATATTCAAATCATAGCACCATGTCTTCAAATCATAGCATCAAAAAAAAGTTCATCCCAAAAAAATGACAACCTTACACAAATGCACCCCAACCTTACACAAGTAGACCCTAATCTTACACGAGTAGACCCACTTGGGAGCATTTTACACCCAATGCGGAAATAGCGATTTTTTCAAATAATGCTCCTTTGGGCAAATGGAGACTTCTCCGCCATTTTCGGTATTTTCACCAAAAAAACATGGTAATCATATACCCCCCTATCTTACACGATTATATGCCAATCTTACACAAGTATGGGGTGATGGGGGACATATATGTTCAAATTGTCTGCTATGTTTAAATGTTATTTAAACAACAAAAAAATAAAATTATACTTGATATTTATATTTGTTGTAAGTTGTATAAAATGTTTCTTATATTAAAATTGCCCCTTAATATATATAACATAATAATACATAATATTCTACGATACGGTAAAATATGAATACTTTATGGGGCAAAGGAAAGGGGTGGGGGGGTCTGCATAGGCACATCTCTACAGAAAACCCTCCCCCATTTCTGAAAAAATTCACATCAAGTGCAAGTCGGCGGTGTTTTTCAGATTCTCGGGAAGTCTCGGGGGAATCCTTGCGGAAAAGTTGCAGTATTTGGGGGGGAAATATTGGAAGTTTCGAGGGGATG